AGAAACTTTGTCCATCTGGAAGCCCGCCCACATATTGGAGCTTCCAAGAAAACTTGAATCGATTAATCTTGCCGTCAATTTCGATCTCGCGAAAAAATTGATTCAGTTTAGATCAACTATGACTAAACCCTCGAACACAGCTCTTCACGTCATAGCCAAAGATGCTCCAAAGTCGCACAGTACTATTGCGAACCTCGACTTGATTTCGCAGCACCTGATTGATAAAGACCTAAAATCCCAAGGCAAGCCATTAACTTATGACAGACCCATCGATTTGGCGTCCACTCTAGCATGGAGCCAATACATCCAATGGATGCCTTTTCTCTTGAAAGAAGAGTTTTACATTTGCGGTACCTGTCGAGGAGATAGCTGTTGTCCCGCTTCAGCCAGGAGAACTCTTCTTAAAATCGCACACGACTATCCTGCGGAAATCGGATGGCTATGCCTGATAGGGCGCTATCACAAACCAATGCGGAAGATAATATCCAGCTACTACGGACTCAAATGGCGTTCATTGAAACACTTAATTATCAGTTGGTTCGTAGACAACCGGCAAGTTCTCATCGCCGATACTCATCGATTTACAGGTGAGCTACATCCGGACAATAGTGAAAAATTGCTTCGCATTGCCGACAACTGGACGCTGTGTGACACGAAGGCATTTATTAGAGGGGGCAAAACAGATGAGTTCATATATGCTAGACATGAACTCAAACCTTTTCTTGAAGACCACCCTCTCGAGAAAATTGTGGTCAAGCTTCCAAAAGTTTATCCTCGGTACAATGGGTCAGCATGCATAGTCGACAGCTTCGTTAAGTTCACACCCGAGGAACGCGCATACTTTGCGAAATTAGAAGAAACCAACGTGCAATTCTGGGAAAACGCTGCTGAAGAAAATCAAAGAATGAAGCTTGAACGCAAACAAAGAGAAAGGGAAGCTTTTGGGTTTGAATATGAAGATAGTCGCGTTGCTCCAGCAGAGGTGGATGTATTAAGAACCGCCGGACACGACAATCATAGCAATCGAATCAATGAAACAATTGCTCCGGAAGCGACGACGAATCAAAATTACGACGCGGACAAAGACGTCAACGCAGAATTCTTACGGTCATTGGTTGAGCAACAGAAAAACAACAAATCCAGTGACTGGCACGGGACACTAACCCGAAAACAGATGCAAGCACTAGAAGACTACGCCGACGAATCGGAAGCAGCGAGAGACGAATCGATCGAACGCGACGTCAAATTGAATATAGTCGAATACAGTGCGTCCGAGCTTGAGGAGGAAGAAGAATTTTCTGACGGCGACTCGAACTACACTTATGAAGCCGTCGGATTCGAAGACACCAACGAAGCACAGCAACTACGTATAGGCGAGGAAGACGTCGGCGGCTATACGGTCAAATGTGGC